CCTGGGGCCTGCGTCACGCCCCACTTGATTAGGTCCGCGTAGACTGTGCGTTGCTCCTGTGTTAGTTCCACGTAACGCGGGTCTTCGTTGACGACGGGCTCTGTGCCGCTCACGTCTGCCAGTGAGAGAAAGATTGCGTGACGTTCAAGACGCTTGCGCAAGTCGCCAAGGTTGCGATAGATTGGCCGGTCGAAATCGTCCTTCGCAATAATCGCAGGATAGATCGGGTTGCCGTTCCTGTCATAGCGCAGGCGCTTCTTTTCCCTCAGGCCATCAGTGATGTGCTGCACAAGCGGATTATTCGGCGAGAGCATCTGTGCGTATGTCGACTTGAATGATGCGAGCGATGCGAAGCCTAGACACGCATCTGCCATCAGTTCGAATTGCCCCCATGCAGAGAACGGATTCTGACGCAAGAGCGTGCCCGTGCCGATGCGCTTCACGCGGGCCATGCGCATCACCGGCTTTACAGCTTTGTAGACTGCGCTCTTCGGATTGCTCACGCGATGGCTCTCATCGAGATCGAGCATGTAGCGCTTCACTGTCTGAAGCAGCGCAATGATCTTCTTGCCTCTCACTGTCTGCAATGCATCGAAGCTCATTGTGAGGATGAACAGCACATCACCTGACGGTGTTGCCGTCACGAGCCGTTCAAGCTGTGCATAGGCTTGTTTGCCCATCTTCGAATAATAGTTGCAGCACACCGTAGGCACTGCGCAATGCTTCGGCACGCCTTCTTCTATCCACTGCCGGTCGACACCGTCGGGGCAGATGACAACGAGTGCGTCGATGCGACCAACAAGAAAATTCATTGCCGCAGTATCGAGGCCGATCTTCGTTTTTCCTGTTCCCGGTCGAGCAAGAAACGCGAGCATGGGCCTATCCCACGATGATTCGATCACATCGCGTTGCTTGCCTCTCGGCGGCGTCTTGTACTTGAAATTAGCAGGCAATGGATGCAAGGTGTGCCGCCCGTTTCTTCATTGGCGTGAGCCATTGTGTATTCTCTGGCGTGAAATCCTTCATCGGATTCATACGCACGAGTTGCGTCTTCGGCGGGCGCTCTCCCATGTCTTCGATGAAGAGCGCGAAGTCATGCCAACGCTCGCACACGCGAACGCCAACACCGCCACATGAGGGATAGTTTTGATGCTTGCGGTTGGTGCACTTGTTGTGCATGTTCTTCCAGATTTGATAGAGTGGGTGACTGGTCTTGATGCCGCTGTTAGGTGGCTTCTTCTTCTCGCACCCGCATGACGTGATCTTGCCGATGCGCAGGTAACGAGCTTGAATTGTCTTGAATGTGCCGCAGTCGCACTCGACTAGACAACTGCGATTCTTTCCGATGTTCTCTCCGCGTTTGATGACTGTTAATTTTCCGAACCGGGTGCCTGGGGGAATGTGTATCGCCTGCACTTCGTTGATGTACGATGAGTTGGAGTTAGGCCACTTGTTAGGCCATGAGCTAGGGGGAGCTATGCTTGTTGCGTTCATTCTATCTTTCTGTTGTGTTGCTAGTGAAGCACTAGCGGCTGCGTGTTGAGCACGAGAAATTCTTCTAGTCGTGCTTCGACTACTTTTTCATCGGGTGTGTTTTTGCGCCAGTCGATGACTTGACGCATGAAGACGCGGCGCATCTTGCCAGTCAAATAAGTGCAGACGTGATCCGACTTGTTGACTACCTCAATACCTTCGGTGCGTAGAGCACCGCTGCCGGTGAGCGTGCACACGATGTAGTGCTCGTTCTCGAATAAGCATCTGAGTTCCATTTCTGTCCTTTCTGGGTTCGAATGGCTGACTTTACCATAGAACCGGGCTCTGTCAATAGCCCCAATGGATGAGAAGGAGTTGCTCGCGCCGGAAATAGCGTGTAGAATTTATGACCCAGCCAGCGAGGCTGCCCAGCAGTAACAGTCGAACCCAGAAAGGTTAGAAAGAAGATGCCTGCCCTTGATGGCATAACTAATTCCGTTGTCCTTGCCGAGTTGTTCAAAGGCATGGGACCAGAAGAGAGAGCAATTCTCTGTTCTGTCAAAGGAAATCCTAGCGAAGCAGCACCGATGTCGTGGAGTCCCGTACCGTGGAAAGGTGGGGAATGTCCACTGCATCATGATCGCAACAACTACGTCGCCATAAGTTCGTTTCTCGAAGAAGATGGCCGATTCAAGCGACGCAAAGCACAGTTCTCGCGAACGTGGTGCATCATGATCGATGATGTCAATACGAAGATTAAGTATGACGCACTGCCGAAAGACTTGCCGTCTACTCTAGTCATCGAGACATCACCGGGTAATTTCCAGTTCACCTATTTTCTCGATCAGCCGCACACCAATGCCGACCATGTCGGCGACGCTATTCGCGAGATCATCAAGAAGCTCACAGACGGTGGTGTAGACCCTGGCATGGCAGGAGTCACACGCGTGCTGCGCTTGCCTCAAGGCATCAACGGCAAGCCGCGTGCTGATGGTCCGTGGCAATGCAAGGTGTGGAGGTGGCGACCAGAGGTGCGCGTCTCATGGCAAGAGGTGCGTGAAGCGTTCGGCATCATCGAGCGCTTCAGGATGCCTTACGTCGAGCCGAATGACGGTGTGACACAGGCGCGGATTCAGTCGTTCAAGATCATGCGCGATGCGCTTAAATTCCTGGGCTTGTTCAAAGGCGATACCGGCGGCGGGTGGTTTGATATTACGTGCCCCTGGATCGAGCACCACACCGCACGTGCCAACACCGGCAGTGCTGTTGCTCCTCCTATGAAGGCCAATGGCTACATGGGCGGCTTCAAGTGCCATCACGGGCACTGTGAGGCAAAGAATTGGGGCGACCTAGAATCATGGGTTGCCGACACGATCATTGAAGAGGGCGAGCGCAGGCGCGGTCCGTTCTATGGAGATAATGAATGAATCCCGAAGACCTCAATGACAGCGAACAGGACAAAGAACGAATTGAACGCGAGAGGTTAAAACCCAAAGGTGAGCGAGTTGTCATTGATGCGCCTAACTTAGAAGATCATGCGACAGTCGACGGTATCGGCGTTCTTGACACCGACTTGAAGCATGCGTTCCTTCGTAAGTACGGGCATCTGTTCTGCATGGATCGAGGTCAGAAGAATGAAGGTTCAGAGTTATGCGCATACAACCCGACTACCGGCATGTGGTCACGTGCAAAGATTCGCGAGTTGATTCATGCACAAGTCGCAACGATGTCCAAGGACATCATACGCAATGAGTTCAATGATCTCATGACGAACATGCAGACGGTAGCGCCGGAAGATCGAGATCAGTTTGATCGACAGCGCAATCATTTGATGAAACTGATTCAGCGATGGGGCAAGGCAAACACGATCAGTTCAATTGCGACGATGGTCTATAACCATTTGACAGCGCTGCATATATCAAAGCCTGTAGAGATGAATCCTGATCCACTTCTTTTGAGTTGCGCTGACGGTATTGTTGTCGATCTTAAGACGGGTGAGCACAGATACGCGAAACCGGAGGATTATTTGACAGTGACGACGGGCACGAGGTTTGATCCTGATGCCGATTATTCGGAATGGGAGAAAGTGGCTCGACAGATATTCGGCAGTGAACAGATGTATGAGTTCATGCATCGTTGGGCGGGCTACTGTGTCACGGGTCTGCGTTGGGATCATGCACTTGTCGTGCTGTTCGGCAGCGGGAATAATGGCAAGAGCCTCTTCACCGACGCAATAGCTAATGCGCTAGGGGATTACGCATGCAAGATGGACACGGACTTCAGCAAAGAATCAAAGGCAGACGGCGGCAACAATGAGCTATACGCAAAAGCAACTCTGAACGGTGTTCGCTTTGCGCTCATGTCAGAGACAGAGCGCGACACTGGCCTCAAGTCATCAATGATTAAGTCGCTGACAGGAGATGACACAATAACAGCACGACACGCACACCAGGGTTTCAAGACATTTAAGGCAACGCACAAGTTCACGCTCGCAACTAACTTCACGCCAAACATTCCCCGAAAAGATAATGCCATGTTCAATCGGCTGATGCCGGTCGAGATGAAGGTGAAATACGGCTCACCGGAACAGGTCGAGACAGGTTATGCACATTTCGTGCAAGACCCGACGATCATGGACAGATGCTCAAAGCCTAAAGGGAAATCAGCGCTTATTCTATGGCTTGTGAAAGGTACGCAAAAATACTTGGCAGAGGGAAGATTGAATCCACCTGAAGAAGTTCTTCGACAACTTGCAATACACCGCAAGAACATGGATCACGTCGGCACGTTCATCCATGAAGCAACGCAGTACATTGGCAAGGTCGAACTCGAAAAGCTCCAGTCTTCGTCTACATCGGGCGGTAATGCGGAGAAGCGTGCCGTGTGGGAAGCGATAACCGACAAGTGTCAGATCGAGTGCACGACGTTCTTCAGGATGTATCAAGCATGGTGCCGCAATACCGGCGTGGATAAGCGCAAGATGGAGAGCAAGTCAGAATTCAATGAGTATGTCATGACCAATGGTCGAATGTGGACAGATGAAGACAATCAAACATTGGTCATGCCGTCGATGCATGAACACCGCACTAGCAAGGCTCGCCTGTATCGTTGGGTAAAACTGACAGATGAAGGGCGCGTTTTACTCAACCGCACTATGAATGAATACAATAGTGATAAATACTAGCTCGCAACACCGGGCGGAATGGCGGAATGGCGTCTTTTTTCAATTTACCCGAAATACCCCTTATAAGATACGCTCTAGAGATAGTTCAGGGAAATCAAGAAATTCCACCATTCCGCCATCCTGCCCGGTGTTGCTTTTGTACGGTGTTAACTTAGGAGTTAAATTTATGGTTACTAGAACAGAAACAGTTGAGCAAATCGTCGCAGGGTTAAGAGCTAGAGCAGATACGGTTGAGCGAATTATTGCAAGACTACAAAAAATGTATCCGCATGATGAGTGGTATGCAGTTGAGCTTGGCAATGAGATCGGCATCCAATGTCGTGCTGACATATGCGACATAACGGAAAACGCTTTTGTTACGGTGAATGCTTCAGGCGAGTTCGCGGTGCGTTCTGGCGATCCGGCGCGTGATTGGTGGTACAAAAAGCTCGCTAGTGAGTCGTTGACCTCTTGACAAGTTGCGATGCGTCGTATACTTGTGCGGTGTTGCCGACACTTTCATAGTGTTCTTCAGTGCATGAGCGATGAATCTAAACCTCCATACGATCCCGAAGACCGCTCGCCGGGATGGAATTTTCGCGGGCGCAAAATGGAGAACTCTGGCCGCAAGAAGGGTGTGCAAAACAAAGTGACGCGAGAATTCAAAGGGATAGTGCAAGACTTGATTGACGAAAACGCCGACAACGTGCGGCTGTGGCTCAATCAGGTTGCCAACGGTGTGCCGGGTGAGTACCTAGATCGGCCTGAAGGCGGCGGGCGTGATGTCGTGCGCCATCCTATCGCTGCGGACCCTGCGCGGGCTGTAGACCTCCTGGGCAAGCTCGCCGAGTACGTTGCCCCTAAGCTCACGCGAACGGAGGTCACAGGCCCAGGAGGACAGCCTCTTGCCCCTCCGGTGTTGCGCGTGACTATCGAGGGCAAGCCCGGTGAGTCAGAACCCGAGTCCTGATCTCGGCTCAATTCTGCGCTTGCAGTATAAGCAAGGGCTCGCGTTTCTTTCGAAGGCGACTGAGCTTCTGTATGGTGGTGCAGCGGGCGGCGGCAAGAGTTATCTCTTGCGCGTTGCGGCTATTGCATGGTGTGTACTGATACCTGGGCTTCAGGTCTATATATTCCGGCGCACGTTTCCAGACTTGCACAAGAACCACATGGAGGGACCGACATCGTTCCCTCTTTTGCTTGCTGGGTGGATTCTTTTTCGATGGTGCAAGATCAACTATCAAGAGGGTCTGATACGTTTCTATAACGGCTCGGTTATACACCTGTGTCACTGCCAATACGAGCACAACGTATACAACTATCAAGGGGCAGAGATTCATGTTCTATTGATCGATGAAATAACACACTGGACAGAGCCGATGTATAACTACCTGCGCGGACGTGTGCGCATGGTGGGGCTCGTTGTTCCCCCTGAGTATGCAGACTTGTTCCCGCGTGTTGTGGTGAGTGGCAATCCAGGCGGTATCGGGCACAATTGGGTGAAGGCAGCGTTCATAGACAACGTCGCACCGTTCGCGATCAGGCAGATGGAAGAAGAAGATGGAGGCATGCGGCGCGCATTCATACCGGCGAAGCTCGCAGACAATCCCGCTCTTCTCAAGTCTGACCCGATGTATCGCGCAAGGCTTGCGGGCCTGGGCTCTCCTGCCCTTGTGCGCGCTATGCTCGAAGGTGATTGGGACATCGTCGCAGGCGGCATGTTCGATGATGTATGGCGTCGTGATGTGCATGTCATCGAGCCCTTCGCGATACCTCCATCATGGGCGATTGATCGTGCATTCGATTGGGGATCGAGCAAACCGTTCTCTGTGGGATGGTGGGCAGAGAGTGACGGTACAGAGTGCTATCGTGCAGATGGTCGACGCTGGTCCTATCCACGAGGTACGTTGTTCAGGATCAATGAGTGGTACGGTTGGAACGGCAAGCCTAATCAAGGCATGAAGCTATCCGATAGAACAATCGGCAATGGCATTATCGAGAGACAGAAAGAGTGGGGCATTCACATGCGGTGTACGCCTGGGCCAGCGGACAGCAGCATCTTCGATGAGATCAACGGGGATAGTCCAGCGAAGCAGCAATCAGCGCTCGGTGTGTACTGGACGAAGGCCGACAAGACTCCGGGCTCACGCAAAAGGCGATGGGCTCTGATGCGCAATCGCATGACCGCATCGCTCAAGCCGCGCATGGAAGATGCGGGCATATTCATCTTCAACACGTGCCCGCATTTCATCCGCACGATACCAGTGTTGCCACGTCTAGAGCGTGATCCGGACGACATCGACACTGATGCAGAAGATCACGTCGCAGACGAAGCGGGCTATCGCTTGTTGAAAGAAGCAACTGATGCGATGTTCATTCGCATGGGATTCAGCACCAACGGTTAAAGGAGAAAGCTATGATGTCACCAGATCAGCGCATGCTACTAGGCGAGATAAAAGAATTCATGGCGTCAGTGCAAGACGGCGCGTGGACAGGTCGACCCGAATGGCGCGCTGTGCTCACGTCAAGGATAGACACCGCACTTGCAGCGGACGCAGAGCAAGAAGCGATGATCGGTGGCATTCGCGGCGCGTTGACACGCTGGCTAAACAGGGGCAAATAACATGGCATCACTCTCGACAGGCATCGTCGCGGATGTCTCATTCAATCGCGTTCCAATAGCGATCAAAGAGCGCTGGTCTGTTGTGCGTGACGTGGTATCAGGCGACAATGAGTTGCGCGGCGACACATACTTGCCGATGCTCAATGCCACCGACGCGAGTGTCGAGAACATAGCGCGCAACAAAGCCTATCGCACGCGTGCGGTGTGGTATCCCGCAACACAGTTCACGCTCGAAGGGCTTGTCGGCTTGGCCTTTCATCGTGACCCTGTGACAGAGCTACCAACAGAGCTAGAGTATTTGCTCAAGGATTGTGATGGGATGGGCGTCTCACTGTATCAACAATCGCAAGCGGTGTTGAGCAACAATCTCGCAGTCGGTCGTCATGGTTTGTTTGTCGATTGGTCAGAGGCATCGGGGCATCCGGTCATCAAGGCTTATCACGCAGAGAGCATCATCAATTGGCGATATGACATCGTTGATGGTAAGGCAACTCTCGTGATGGTGGTACTCGAAGAAGAGGCCGAAGAAGAAGATGGTGAGTGGGGTATCCTGCTCGTGAAGCAGTGGCGCGAGATCACAATCAACGAGGCCGGGAATGTGCAAGTGCGTCTGTGGCGCGAAGATACAGGCGTGACGAAGACGAAGCGTCTCGTGAGCATGGGCACAGTGCAGAACGCAGCAACGGGCGAAGAGCGCATCATCGAGGCAGTTGAATTGCGCAGCCGTGGCAAGGTGCTGACCGAGATACCCTTCACATTCATCGGGAGCAACAACAATGATGCGAGCATTGATCCGGCACCTCTTTATGGATTGGCACAGCTTAACTTGGCCCATTTTCGTAATAGCGCAGATTATGAGGACAGCGTCTTCTTCTGCGGGCAAGTGCAACCCTGGATCAGTGGACTGACCGAGCAATGGCGCGACTTCATGCAGAACCCGTGGATCATCGATTCGAATGGCGAGCGACGCTACACCGGGCACAAGATGTATATTGGCTCACGCAGCCCGTTGCTGTTGCCGCAAGGCGCATCGTTCGGCATGGCGCAGGCGCAGCCCAATTCGCTAGCGAAAGAAGCGATGGAGCACAAAGAAGCGCAGATGGTCGCAGCCGGTGCGCGCATGATCGAGGCGACGAAGGGCAACAAGACCGCAACAGGGGAGAACAATGATCGAGAGGCAACTACATCGGTGTTGTCCTTGTGCGTGTCGAATGTAAGCGAGGCATATCAACGGGCCATAGGTTTTTGTGCGATCTTCATGGACATGGCAGAAAAGAAAGAAGGCTATGCGGACGCATTCAAGATACAGCAAGATTTCGTCCAGCTACAGGCTAATCCGCAACTCATGGCAGAACTCACGAAGGCGTGGCAAAGTGGTCTTCTGGCGAAGAATGATGTTCGTGATTTCTTCCGTCGTCTGGGTCTTATTGCTACTGAGCGCAGCAATGATGATATTGACAAGGACGTAGAAGAAGAAGAGCCGCTCGGGACGATGGGCCTGCCGGTGGTCCCAGGAGCCCCAGGCGTCACACCGCCCGCGCTGGCAGCGTCGGCAGCGGCAGCGGCGAACGGCGCAGCGCAGCCCCCAGGCAAGCCCCAGGCGGGGCCTGCGATGCCGATCCAGGTCAAGCCAGAGGAGCGGCGGGCGAAGGCTCGGGCGCGGTAAGGCATGGCGCGCAAGGTCAACACCGAGCTACGTGATGCGCAGATCGATCATGCGGTCGATTTACGTGCCTATTCTGATAACGTGGTGAGGCGCATCATCTCGATTCTCAATCGTGCCGATGCGGCGCTATTCAGTGAGCTAGTGCAGAAGCTCGAATACATGACGCCGGAACGATTCACGGTGAAGCGTCTCGAAGTGATGCTTGAGAGCGTGCGCGAGTTGAATCACACCATGTTCGCAGAGGTCGACAGCACGCTACGTGAAGAGATCAAGGGGCTCACTGCTGTTGAATTGCAATTTCAAGAGGGATTGCTCGCAAACAACATGCCACCATCAATCGACATCGCACGTGTCGACATCAATCAAGCGTATGCAGGCGCGATGTCGCGGCCTTTCCAAGGTGCGCTACTGTCCGAGTTCATGAAGGATCAAGAGGCATCGAAGGCGAAGCTAATCCGGCGTACAATCGCAGATGGGTACGTGCAGAACCGCACGACAGATCAGATCGTGCGTGACTTGCGCGGCACACGCGAGAACAAGTATCGTGATGGCATCCTAGAAGGCAACAGGCGCGAGGTTGCAGCGGTGGTGCGCACGGCACTCTCGCACACTGCACAATTCGCGAAAGATCGAGTGACAGAAGCGAATGCTGACATCCTGGGCAATCTTCAGTGGCTCTCGACGCTTGACGCACGCACAACGCCAGAGTGTCAGGTGCGTGACGGCATGGTGTATACGCTCGATCATAAGCCGGTCGATCATGAATACCCGTGGGGCGCAGGTCCAGGCCGGTTGCACTGGCAGTGCAGATCGACCTATGTGCAACTCACGAAGTCATGGAAAGAGCTAGGGGCAGAAGGCGAGGTCGGTGAGTGGGAAGATTTCGACGCGGGCACGCGATCTAGCATGGATGGTCAAGTGCCAGCAAAGACGACTTACGAAGAGTGGCTCGGTAATCAATCAGAGAAGAGACAAGTGCAGGTGCTCGGTGCAACACGGGCGAAGTTATTCAATGAAGGCGGCTTATCGTTCGATGAGTTACGCAATGCAAGGGGCGAAGAGGTGACGCTTGACGATCTTCGAAAGAAGTACGCCAGTGCGTTTAAGAAAGCTGGTTTATAGGAGATTCATCATGACGATAGGACTGATACTGCTAGTCGCAGCGCTCGTGTTGTTTGTCGTTGCCGCAATCGGCGTGACGACAGGACGATTCAATCTAATGGCGGCGGGCCTTGCCTGCTGGATGGCGTCGCTGCTGGCGTCAAGGAGCATATGACGTGCAAATGATTAACCGTGCAACTGAAGATGCGAGCGACTTCAGCGACATGCTCACGAAGCTCGAAAAACGGGCGTCTGACGGGCATCTCGCGAAGGCACTGCGCAAGCAGGTCGATCAGCTTGAAGCGGCGCATGCAAGGCCGGTGAAGCGCCCAGGCGAGAACCGTGTCGCCTATCGTGCGAGGGTCGTATCATGCCGCTGAAGAAGTCGACCTCGAAGAAAGCGTTCGCGAAGAACATCAAGGCCGAGATCAAGAGCGGCAAGCCGGTGAAGCAAGCCGTCGCCATTGCCTACGCTGTGAAGCGCAAGGCAGCGGCGAAGAAGGCCAAGCGTTAGAAGCGCTCGCACATATTGGGAAATTTGCCGGTGCGCTCGATCTTGACGAGTGCGCGGCGTGCGCCTTTGAGTGCGGCACCGTAGGAGGGGAACGCGTAGCCGCTCGTGCACGTGGCGACCTCGAAGCCTGCGAGCGAGCCCTTGCCCATGATGGAGAAGCGAACTTTGATGCCGCGTGTGTCACGCTCAAGGCCGGAGAAGAGGATGTGCGATTTGGTCATTTCTGTCTTTCTGTTTGCGGTTGCTGAAGAATTGATTATACATCAAAAGGGCATCAGCCCATGATGCCCAGGTCGAAAAGATCGTTGATCTTCGCTTCCATGAAGAGGCCCGCATCCTTGGATGCCTTGAATTCCTTGTCGACGCCGCTGATGGTCAGCACGTAGCCCGTGCGGGTTGCGCCACCCATGTAGCCGCACAGGGTTTCGAGTTGGCTCATGTAACGCGAGCCGTAGATTTTGGTGATGCCGCAAAACTTGCGACGAACGCCCAGGACCAGAGCGCGGGCGGCTGCGTTGTTGATGTGGTCTGCGTTAGAATAGTCGTTCATTTTGCGCTTTCTGTTTCGGGTTGCTGAAGACTAGAGTATAGCACCGTTATTGCGTAACGGTGCAAGTTTCTCAATTTATTTGTTGTCCTGATACATCGCGCAGATTTCGAGGGCTTCGGCAGCGGTGCGGCCATAGAACTCGTGACCGCTCACACCGATGACGCACCAGTCGTTGATGCCGTGGGCGATTTGGTCGGCCAGGGGCATGTCGTTGAACGAGGGGTTGAAAATTTCGAAGGCTTTCATTTCTGTCTTTCTGTTTCCGGTTGCTGAAGCCTAGAGTATACCCAGATTTCCGCCGTTATAGCCGTAACGGCGAAAATATTTCGATTATTTGTTTTTGGGTGGCAAAGGCTCATCGATCACCCAATGATGCCCAGGCTCATTGAGCTTGAAGATCGGCACAATTTTGCGTAGCTTGTAGTGACAGTGCGGGCATTCGTACTTCTGATGCTGGTTATAGCTCGAATTAGGACCGCTGAAGACGTAGTCATCGATGTCGATGCCCATTGCTTCAAACACGTTGACGGGCTTGCCGCAGCCTTGATTAGGGCACGGCAATGGATAGGAGAACGCCGACACGAGAAAGCGCTTTTGCCTGTCTATGCTGCCAAGTAGTTCGGGCTCGGTGTTGAGTAGTTCGCTGTTCTTCATGGTTTGCCTTTCGTGGGTTATGTGCGGTTAGACCGCCCGGTATGAACAAAGCTCTTTGCTTGTTCGATCTCTTCGAAGCGGTACACGTGCCATGCTACGAAATCTTCGAACGTCATGCGCCCATTGCGCACAGCGTCGAACGCTTGCTTCTCGCCCATGCCGACCCAATAGGGACGCTCGGCGATGTTCTTCATCATGCCATCGAAGATGTCTTCGAGCATGTCCTTCGGCCATCCTGCGTAATCAGCCATTGACTGTCTCCAAGTAAGCATTGAGTGCGTCGCGCAGTTCGGTCAAACCGGCGCGATCAAGTTGTACCGTCGCGAGCATGTTACGCTTCTTGCCGCCACGTCCGCCGTGCGTGATGCCGCCGTGATGCCTGATTTGCACCGCGCACTGAAAGGGAGTGTTCGCGAACACACGCACAACGCTCTCTTCGATTTGGTAATGACCGCAGTCTTCAATGGTTGCGCGCCCGGCGACTTTAATGTTGGCAAATTCACTCATGTTGTTCCCCTTCGTCTTTCGACATTTTCTTCGCGATCTCTTTCATCGTGTGCTGCACTTCGAGTTGCGTGCCGTACATGCGGAACGCACCGGCAGGATGATTCACATCCCAGGCGTCCGCAGGCGCGGCCTTTGTGGCCTCATAGATGTCGCCGTTATCGGCAGTGTAGGTGATGGTCTTCTTCATGATGATTAGGCGTAGAGGTGAGCTGCTTTCTGTTGGTGTGCTTGAATTATAGCACCGTTATTGCGGTAACGGTGCCTTTTATTTTTAGGCCGCGATAATCGCGAGCTTTTTCACTTTGCATGCCGTCGTCGGCACGTATTCGGCCATCTCGCCATCCCAGAACTCGTGACGCTCTGCGGCTTCGGTGTCGTACACGAACTTGACGACGTGCCCGGTCAGGTGCGAGCGAATCTCGACTTCGGTCGGCAGGCGACGCATGCCCAGGTCAGAGAGGCTAGCGGAAAGAAGGCCGGATGTTTTGTTAAAGGCGAAGCGGTTGAGATCAATCATTCTGTGCTTTCTGTTTTCGGTTGCTGAAGCCTAGAGTATATCACCGTTATCGCGTAACCCGCTACGGGTTGAAGAATTCTTTGTAAAGTTCGCGTGCTGCCTTGTCATAACAGGCTTTCGCTTCTTCGACTGTGGCGAAGTAGCCTAGCGTTCGGTGTTGAAGTCTTGCTCTCCACGGCTTATTGACGTATCCCGAAGGGCTCACGCCTTTTGCGCCTGAAGTGTTGGAGATCGGTGTTGTCATGTTGCCGTTGTTCATTGACTGACCAGCAAGGCGTAAATTTTCCCAACGGTTATTTGATTCGTCATGGTCCCAATGGTCGATGTTAGTCGTCGGCCATTCGCCGGTCATGTATAGCCATGCCAAACGATGCGCGAGATACCTTCGATTGTCGACATAGATGCATACGTATCCATCGGTCCTGTGGTATCCGGCAATTTCACCGGCCCGACATGCCCTAGCATTGCCGATGGTGATGCGTCGAACAAAGAGCCCGGTATCGGGCTCATAGGTCAACAACTCTTTGAGTCGTTCAACAGTTAGCATGTTTAGCCTAAAAAGGTAAATCGTCGAATTCGATCTCGGCGGCGTAAACCGGCGCGGCGCGGCGAACCTTCGGGAACAGCGAAGCAGGCAGCAGGGGCTCGGCGACGTACCAGCTATCGTATTCATCACCGTCGAGACGCTGATGCTTGCCGTTCACGACGGGACGCATACCGCGATACTCGCAAGCGTCGTCCAGATCACGCAGGTAAGCGTCAGCGTAATCCTTCGACACAATGCCGGTGTCGCAGCATGCATAACACGTGTAAGGAATACCGTCTTCGTCCAGTTCAGGATAGAGCGGGTTGCATTTGGGGCAAGCGGCTTGAAGTGCGTTCATTTCTGTCTTTCGGTTGGTGTGCACGAAGTATACACCACCGTTGCCGCGTAACGCAACTAAATCAGAATTAATTTCTTTCTGAGCCATCGGGCCTGTCCCGTCTTGATTAAATGCATCGCAGCACCGCGCACTTGCAAGTAGGTGAGATCACACCAGCAAGCGAGGTCCATCTCAGTCATCGGGCCTTCGTCGCGTATCGCTCGTGCGACGGCAGCAGAGGGACCGCGCTCGATCACTGGCACGCTGCCGATGCTGCGCACGTGGTACTTCACGCCCATTGCGTCAGCCGTCGCCATGAGCGTGTCAGCGTCGTACCCCAGGTGCCGACAAGCGAGCCCCATGAGCACACCGACGAAGCGCGGGCCATGCCCTTCGTCGTCCGGTGTCAGCCGGTGCGCGGCCTCGTGCAGGATCGTCCAGGGGTTGCGCGCCCATCGGGGCAGGGTGATCCTGTGGCAGTCGTGCGCAATCGCGCTACGCTGCCCCCAGGCGGGCCGCTCGATGGGCGGCGCGGCAACCCTAGCGCGCCCATAGCGCCCGCGCTCTGCGCGCCAGATCGGGCGCAGGTAGTCCTGGCAGTCTTCCAGGGTCGCGAGCGTGCCGAAGTGGTGCGTGCCCTTCGTGATCCGCGTTTCCCAGGCATAGACCCGGCTGCGCTGATTGTCGCGCCCGCGTAAGGCGACATCATTGCGCGCCATCTGCGAGCCAGTCGAGCGCTTCGCGTGCGCATGGTGCATCCCATCCGAACATGCTCGCTTGCACAGCGGATCGAAGCACCGCATCGCTTGCGGGTCGTCCGTTCAGTTCTTCATGGTCCGGATGAAACACCGGCCAGAAGCCTTTTTCACCGAGCTTCACGCCGATCATCGGTGCGTCGACAAACGTCAACGCCATGTGCGCCGGGATGAAGATCATGTTCTTCGTGCTGCCGACGATGTCAGCTATGGTTGCGGTCATTGTGGTGCTTTCTTTCTGTGGGTTGCAGTGTGCGTGCCATTGCACGAAGGATGGCGTGTTGCTCGGGCAGCAAGTAGATGCCTCTGACTTCTGTAAGACCTTCGACGGTGCGTCGGGCTCGGTACAGTGCTTGTCGTTCTGCGGTAGTTTGTGCGCTCATTAGGGACACTCCAAAAAAATGTATCGTGTGAAGCTCATGCCACATTTGGTGCAGTGAGTCGGCTCTTCGTCGATCACATTCCCAGCAGTGTCCAGATGTTGAGCGTACTCCCACGTGTGCTGACATCCAGCAGGAAAAGAAGGAGAGACATGAACAGTATACAACGGATTATCATCCACATGGTCTTTGTCTTTCATTGATTGCTCCAGTTATTGCGTAACGTTGCCAGCACCATCGCAGGCAAAGCATACACCATTCGCGACGTGAGCGAAGCTCCTGATCCATCCCGAGCCCATGCACCTGCCGCAGCGCATGACACCGGCAGCGGTGCGCTTAGCGGCGCGAGTGGCGAGCACTGCCTTGACAGCGGCGCGGGCGGTATCTTCGCCGACTGCCCAGGACCAGAACGCATCTTTCTGCTCTTGCGTCTCTTCGTAATAGTGTGTCATCGTCTGCTTTCTGTTGGTGAGCCTAGATTATAGCACCGTTATCGGGTAACGGTGCGTTGTTTATGCGCAAATTGCGCGGAAGATTTTCGCCTGCTCGCGATAGTAATCGCGTGTGGCCTGATTGACCGAGCGGTCACGCGAGGCTTCTTCGCACTCGCACACCGCAACAGCGGCAAGGAGATCGGCCTTCTCTTGATCGAAGGGACGCCCGAAGTCGGCGAAGATAAACGCGTCGTAAGTGGCGATTGCCTTGTCTGCTGCTTGATATTTGGTCATTTTCGTCTTTCGGTTGGTGTGACCGAATTATAACCCGTTATTGCGTAACGTCGCAAGCGCTTTCTGAAAATGTTCATAGGCGTCTGCTTTCGCTTGTCGGAACGTGGTCGACTGCGACACCTCGACACCGTTGTACTTCAGACTCCACACGTCACCCAGGCGAGAATGATCCTTCTCGCACGTGTAGTTGCCGCAGATGTACCGCCCGTGCGCATACTTGTGCCTGTGCCATCTCATGCGGGCACCTCCACGAGCACCCAGGCGGATACCCATTTGCGGCCTGCTTCACCTGGGACGCTCGCGATCTGCGGCACACCGTCGAATTGCATGACGCCTTCGCGCACGGCGACGGCGAACTTGCGCTGTGCTGCCTCGATGATGGCGAGTTCTTCGCGTGCGCGAGCGTGTCGCTTTGCGCGATCCGCATCTATGATGCGCTGCTCTTCTTCGAGCTTTGTGCGCTGTTCATCGAGCCATCTGCCGTGCCGTATCCAATCGATATTTTGATCGAGCAACCATGCCTCTGCTTCGGCATCGGCGAAGATTACGCTCGTGCCTAGACTACCCTCCCACGGTGCCTGTCTGCCGTTGATGCGGCCTGTGACGCTCACACGTCCGTTCTCGTGCTGGTGTACGCTGACCGAGTCGAGGAGCTTGCCTGCGTTGTTCTTTGCGTCGTTCGCGATTCTGAATTTCATGGTGTGCTTTCTGCTGTGGGTGGTTATTCGGTTTCGCTCGGTAGGTCGGTCAACAGTTCGTCATGCATCTCGACATCATCGAAGCTGATCTCTGCGTCGGGCATGTCGATGCTTGCTTCGTCTAGGTCGACGCTCTGCCATGCTTCGATCATCTCGCGCACTGCGCTGCCCTTGTCGCCTTCTTGCCAGCGTTCGGACTTCTCTTCGAAATCGTTCTCCCAATTCTGCGCGACATCTTCAGCGAACGACTTCGCTTCAGCGAGCGCTTCATTGTAGGCGTCGAGTGCCTCTTGCAGTTCTGCGCGTGCGACGGTCATCGCATCATTAAACGCTGTCACTGCGGTGTTGACCGCTTCGCGTTGCTCTTGAATCTTCACCGCGATTGCGTCGCGCTGTGCTGTTTGTTCTTTGGTGAGCTTGAAGGGCATTAGTTGCTTTCTTGATGGTAGATGAAATACTCGGCAGGGTTGCCGTGCTTCTTGTCCCTAGAGTTATACAGGGACGTTCTGCGGGTGATGAATTGCTTCGCCTCTTCCAGGGTTGCGCCTGCCCAGACGATGAGACAACCTCCCATCGGTCCGGCTTCGCATACAAAGTATTCTGGCATGTCTTTCTTTCAGTTGATGGATTTGAGTGCCGACATCGGCAACGCGATCTCTCCGCGCATCTTGCGGCCTGTGGTCGGGCAGACCTCTTTGAGTTGCGCATACTGCTCGTTGCCGATGGTGCGAAACCCCAGGATCACGAAGGTTCCGACCTTGACGCCTTTGACTGTTTGTCCGATTTGCATTTTGTGCCTTTCTGTTGGTGAGCTTGAATTATAGCACCGTTAGCGGGTAACGGTGCGTTCTTTTTTTTTATTTGACGGCGAAGGGCTTGTTCCACTTGCCGACGTTGATGTCGACATAGTGACCGACGTGGAAATAATCGGTCATGCTGTCTGACTTGTCGAAGTTGTCGAGGTTCAGAGCGTCGCTGATCTTTGCGAAAATCGCGGTCATCTCGGCGCACGTGAAGCACTCGTCGGTGCGCTTGTGGTAAATCTGCGCATAGGTCATCGTGGCAGGGTTGCGGAACTCGCTCGGCACCAGGGCTGCGATGATGTCGACGGGTGCCGAAGCGATGTTCAGAACGATGGTGGAGTGGTTCTGCACAGCGAGTGTGTACTTCCAACCCTTCGGCATCACCGGCTTGAGTGCGGCGGCGATTTTTGCTTTCTTGTCTTGATCTACGTAGGCCATGATGTTCTTTCTGTGTGTCGGTTGCTGAAGATTCGATTATAGCGAGTTTTTCGCCGTTATGGTGGTAACGGCGAAAATCTTTTGACTGTTACATCTCTTGTGCGAGGGCAGCGCTGACCATCTCGCCGATTGTCTTGCCGGTGTTGCGCTTGGCTGCGCACATGCGGTCGTATGCGCCCTTCTCATTGTCGGCGAAGGGACCATACAGAGCGTCGATCTCGGCGCTGAATTGGCGAGCGAGTTCCTGACGGCGGGCCATCGTGGCGTCAGCCTTCGCTTGACGTGCGGCCTTCGCTGCCTGGGCCTTCGTGTGCTTGGCGGCGTCGACCATCATGAAGCCTGCGCCATTGCAGCCGAAGCACACCGTGCCGCGTGTCAGGTTGAAACTGAACTTGCCCGAGCCCATGCAGCGTGTGCAGGTGATTTTAGTTGCTTTGGTCATTTGCGTCTTTCGTTAATTCGTTGCGATGACGAATTATAGCCCGACGTTATCGCGTAACGCAACAGCAAATGAAAATAATTATTTGGCGACGGCTTTGGCGGCGAGTTGTCCTGCATAGGTACAGGGTTCCCAGGTGATAACGGTGGTCACGGCACTGCCTGGACGCACCATGAGCCGGTCTGCGCGCCTGATGGCACGTAGAGCCGTTGCGGCGCTCTTGTAGGTTCGGTCGTGCTCTTTCCAGAGCCATCCGCCCGCAGGCAGTTCCATCAGGGTGATCGAGCGGCGAATCATCGCACGTACCCATTGCGGATCAGGAATGCCAGCAGATCGGCCTGTGAGCCTTCGCGGCATAGTTCGCCGATCAGATGCATTGCCTTCTCTTCGAGTCGTTCCAGACGTTCGACGGTCTTGTCGTCACGATTCATGCGCGTGATGTGCTTGCGTTCCATGATCTCGTCCCAGGATTTGCGTGCTGTCATTTCTGTCTTTCTGTTGGTGTGCCGCTAGTATAGCACGAGTTACCGCGTCACGAGCGAAAGAATTCACCGAATATTTCGCGCGCTGCTTTGTCGTAACAGGCTTTCGCTTCTTCGATTGTGTCGAATGAGCCGATGTATCGACCCTGAATGTGCGCGTGCCAGGGTTTACCGCGCCCATAGCAACGAGAGACACCTTTTGCGCCTGATGTGTTGGTGATGCGCTTTAGTGTGTTGCCGCCGTTCATGGAGTGGCCTGCAAGCCGCAGGTTTTTGAAGCAGTTGTTCGCCTTGTCGGTGTCTTGATGGTCGAGGGTAGTTGTCGGCCATTCGCCGGTCATGTAGAGCCATGCCAAGCGGTGCGCGGGATAGTCGCGCCCATCGACACCGATGAACACATAACCATCTCTTGTCGAGAGGTATCCGGCAACGTCACCGATTCGGCGTCCGTTGCCGGTGTCGGTGCGTCGCGTAAAAATCCCGGTGTCGGGATCATAGAGCAATAGCTCTCTGACGCGTTCGGCGTTTAGCATGAGAGCCATTGTATCTTACAGGCTCGTATACAGGCCGGTATGTTCAGTAAAAGCGTCGCACAGTTGATCGGCGAAGATGCTCTTGACTGCGGCCTTCGTGGTGAGCTTGAGCGAGCGCAGCGAATAGAACGTGACGTTATACAGGTCGTCTTCGGTCAGCGTGACGGCAACACGATTCACGCCTTTGGCGTTGCGGCCAATCGAGAACATTAGCGTTCCGCGTTGGTCCTTGGAGTCGAACGAGAAGTTCTTCGCGCCGGTCATGACCGCGAACTTGTTGCCGCCGAGTTGCTTGATGATGGTTTCTGCGATTTGCATTTCTGTCTTTCGGTTGGTGTGGATGAATTATAACCCGTTATTCCGTAACGGGTCAACAATCAGTTAGAAATATTTGTCAGGCCAGGAGCAGCGATTGCGCGCTGGACATCGGCGAGAGTGTAATAAATGATTTCCTTGTCTTGACCGAAGGCGACCGAGTGAGCGACGCGAAGCTCGCCGTCTTCGCCGATGCAAAATTCTTTCTTGCCGAAGACGTTCGCACCCATGATTGCGCGTTGCTGTGCAGCGCTCAGGCGAATCCACTTGCCTTCGAGCCCCAGGAGAGCGACGCATTCGAACAGTGCGCGAGCGTCCTTCTCTTCGGCGATTGCCCAGGCGGCGATTTCTTGAAACTTGATGGTGGAGGTGGTCATTTCTGGCTTTCTGTTGGTGTGAGGGAATTATAGCACCGTTTCCGCGTAACGGTGCAATTTCTTTTTATTCTTTCGGCAGTTGCGGCTTGCCCAGGCGGCGGCGTTCGTACAACACCGTGCACGCGTCGTTGACTTGATCGAGATACTTGCACTCGGCCTTTTCATCATGGCCGCGCATCGCGAGAGCGGCTTCGCCTGCGTCGCGCACGATGAATTCGAGTTCGCCGATGGATTTTGTACGATAAAGATTGAGCTGGTTCATGGTGCGCTTTCTGTTGGTGTGCCGCTAGTATAGCACAGATAAAAAGAAGAAGGGCAAGAGCCCTTCTCTTATTGTTCATTGCACCTTCGGGCGGTTGATGACGGTTTGTGCGACACCGTTGTACGCTGCATGCTCTTTCACCGTCGCTTTAACGGTCACGGTTGCGCCTTGCTCGCCGAGTTCAGTCGTGCCCTTGTACTTAAACACGTTGCCGTTAGCGTCGCTGCACAGGTGCATATAAGAGGTGCCGTACATGCCATCCATTTCGATGATCTTATTGATGGTGAGCGTAAACACTTCGCGCTGACCGACGGTGCCCATGTGATTGCCAGAGGTGGCAGGCGCGTCACGCTGAGCGATGCGCTCGGCCTTGCGTGCTGCGGACTTAGCCATCATGCCACGGGCGGCGTCGAGTTGAGCGGGTGACAGCTTGCCGAAGTCATCATATGAACCGGCGAGGGACCGGGCGTACTCGGACCAGCTAGAAGCGTTGCGCAGGAAGTCGATGACATCATAGCCGTCGGTGTTCTCGCGGTGGAACTTGTCTTGCGAAGCGTTCTTGATCTTCCGCTTGATGGCGGCTTCGTATGCTGCTTCGTCTTCGATCATGTTGGAGTTGAATGCGCGGGTCATGGTGTGCTTTCTGTTGGTTGCGGGTTGCTGATGACGCAATTGTAGCACAGGAAATTAAGCCGAGTCACGCGTAACGCAGCATAACTCGAGTTTTTTAGTCGGGTATTTGACTCGACGGCAATGATGTGGCAGGAAATTTAACTTGTAATCGTTGTCCACATGGCGTAAGGTGTCGACGGTTTGCTTATGTCTGGATTACCATCATCTAAGTTGGCGGTGTTGCTGCGTGCCAAGGCTCGACCTTTGCGGCCTGGACTGCTGCGATGCAGACGATGTGGCTCGCAAACCTATGCACGTGTGGTCAATGGGGCTGTCCAGGGTAAGCGTGGTCCCTCCGGTGGAACAGTCGTGTACGCATGCGTCTGCTATGACTGTTTGATGGGCGGCATCACTGCGCCTATGATCTGGGACACAATCTCAATGACGCCAACTCCCAAAGGGAATTGAAGTATGTTCCTGACTCGCAATGTCATGATGAAATACCGCGCACCCGATCCGGATACGTCCGGCGGCGGCGGTGCCCCTCCCCCTCCTGCTCCTCCCCCTCCTGCTCCTCCTCCCCAGATTCCCGAGAACCTGAAGCCTCTTGTGCAAGGCATGATTGAGGCAGCAGTCAACGAGCAAGTTGCGGGATTGAAAGCGAAGAACGGCGAGTTGATCGGCAAAGAGAAAGAACTCAAAGCCAATCTCGCGT